TGCCAGCAACTATTGATGGTACGCAAGAAGCACGTCTTAGTGACGGAGAGTTTGTTATTCCTGCTGACGTAGTAAGTCACCTAGGTAACGGCAATTCTGATGCCGGTGCAGACCAGTTGCACGGTATGATGGACGGTGTACGTAAAGCACGTACTGGTAATCCCAAGCAGGGTAAACAAATAGACCCTAACAAGTTTATGCCTAAGATGGCAGGTGGCGGTATTGCATCTTATATGGATGGTGGCTCTGTATATAAACGTCAACCTAAAGTTACTAACTTTAATGAAACAGGCGCTGTATCGACTGACAATAAAACTACAGGAACTGCTGGAGGTAATACTTCTACAGGCGGAACTGACCCTATAGTAGGAGAAATAGCAGGGAAAGAGTCTTCTTTATCTAACTGGGCTGGTGACTACGTAACTGACATGCTTGGTCAAGGTAAAGCACTAGGTAATCAAGCGTATCAATCCTATACAGGGCCACTTAGCGCAGGAGAATCAGGACTACAACAACAAGCGTTTACTGGCATTGGTGCATTGCAAGCTCCTACTGGGATGGGCGCCTATACCCCTGAAACTTTCGGCGCACAACAAGCGCAAGACTATATGAACCCCTACCTAATGGCGTCGCTTAACCCTCAACTAGAAGAGGCTCGCCGTCAGTCAGAAATAGACCGCATTGCTAATGCAGGACGTATGACGCAAGCAGGTTCCTTTGGTGGTTCTAGACAAGCCCTAATGGACATGGAAAACCAACGTAACCTACAAGCTAACTTAGCTAATATTACAGGACAGGGTTATGCTTCTGCGTATGATAGAGCGCGTGAACAGTTTAATACCGAGCAAAGTCGTGGTATGCAGGCGCAAGATGCAGCTAACCGTTATGGTTTTGACGTACTTGGTAGGCAAGAAGCCGCAGGCGCTACTCAACGCGGTATTGAGTCTGAAGGTATGGCGGCAGATTACGCTCAGTTTAGAGAAGAACGAGACTATCCATACAAGCAAGTCCAGTATATGCAGTCATTATTACAAGGGCTACCACTAGAAGCGCAGTCAGTTTCTTATAACGCCCCTAGTGAGGCCGCACAACTAGCTGGTACAGCGAAATCTATAGAAGATATATACAAAAAATTCTTAGGTGGTTAATAAAAGTTTTAGGAGATACAAATGTTAGAGCAGGGTTTAGGTACTTTAAAAGGCCAAATAGACAAGCAAGCCAATGTTTTTCAAGGGAATCCTTCAGCTATGGGGAAAGAACAACAAAAACACAAAGACAGTATTAATAAAGGAATTACTCCTGATCTTCTAAAGGCGTTAGCTATGCAAAAAGTAGCTTCTGAAACCGCTGCGGCTGAAAACCAACTTAAATTATCTATGGAGCAAAACTCTGCAACTGTAGTAGAGCAGTTAGAACAGAATGCTATGGCGCGTACGCAAGATGATTTGGTAAAACAAACCGCGGGCATTCTAAACGAGAGAAATAAAAAAAGAAAACAACAAATGTCTCCGTCAAAACCTCCACAACAAGCACAGCAACGCCCTCCCATGCAGATGGCTAAAGGCGCTCCTCAAGGCGCTCCTCAAGGACTACCTGCCGCACCCCGCCCTCCCATGCAAATGGCTAATGGTGGTATTGTTGGGTATAACAAAGGTGGACAAATAGATAAAGTAAAAGCATTTATAGAAAGTAGGGGTGGTAAGTTATCTCAACAAGAAATGGCAGATATAGTTAATGCTAGTAAAAATAACCCAGAAGTAATTGCATTTCTAACACAAGATCAAGGTTATATAAGCTCCGCAGAGATGGCTGAAATAGATAAAGCCGCAAGTTTAACTGCTTCTAAGGATGCGCCAATAGCTGACGCAAGTATAGCTGCCGCTACTGCTAAGGGATTAAGTAAAGACAAACCTAGTACGGGTATTGCAAATGTACCTGTTGGTGGTTTTGGAGATCCTTCTACTGCTAAGGGATTAAGTAAAGACAAACCTAGTACGGGTATTGCAAATGTACCTGTTGGTGGTTTTGGAGATCCTTCTACTGCTAAGGGATTAAGTAAAGACAAACTTCCTATTAACGCTACCGCTGACCCACTAAAGGAAGCGTTAGGTACCGCGAATGTATCAGAAGATCAACTAACTTCCGCATCATTACGAGGGAAGGATTTTCCTGTTAACACTAGTAAAACACAGGCAACAGATGCATTAGGCCCAAAAACTATGGGTATAATGGAAAACATGCGTGATTTAAACCCTAAAGAATCTTATACCGAGCAGGAGAAACGAGGAGACGTACGTTTTAACCGCGACGCTAAACGTAAAGCCGAAGAAGCTCTAATAGAAGAAAAAAGAAAAATAGATAAGGCGCAACTAGATCCTGAAGCTCTAAGAAAAGCGCGTGTTGATGCGGGCATAGCAGGTCTTATTGAGGGTGGGACTAGTCGTGGAGCTAGCATAAGTAGACGTAAGTTTGATGATAATGTAGCTAAAAGACAACGCGATGCTATAAACGAGACAATCAAACTTACTAGAGACAAAGATAAGTCTGATGATGACCGTATCAAAGCAATTGACGTTACAGCAGGTAGGATCTTTGAAAGAGAGTCCGCAGATCGACTAGCGGCCCTACAAGGATTGGTGGGTGTGTCAGCCGAAAACGTAAAACAGATTAATAACCAAGCAAGAATAGAATTTGAAGCTAATAAGTTTGGTATACAGTCAAGGTTAACCGCATTAGCTACTAAAGCTAAAGAAGATTTAAACCGTCTAATACAAGAAAACGCTAATGTTACTCAATATGCGGCGTTACTTAAACAAGTTCAAGCGGGCCAAATTGCGGCCCTAGATGCTATGTATGAAGTTATAGCGCCGGAGCTGAAGCAGGCTGAACTTAATGTATTAGCCGGTACAGCAAGTAAGAAGGAAATGCAAATGGTTCAAGACAGACAAATTAAGTATATGGCTATACTAGATATGGCAGGTATGCATGACTTAATACAAGAATTAAGAGCGGAAGCGATAAAAAATACAGGTGAAAGTACTACTACTACTGACCCCCTTGAAGATGCAATGAATAAATATAATTAAATCCAGCAGTTAGTTTAAACACATCGGTAGTATTTAATTACAGGAATTTGTTATATGTATGCGTTAGTAGACTTGGAAAGAGCAGCGGCAAAAGCTCAAGCCGCCGGGGATATAGATTCTCTTACCGTACTTAACGAGGCTATTGCAGCTAGAGAAAAAGAAATAGAGCAGCAATATAGAGACCAACGCCCCGCAGTGCGAGAAGGCAGTGACGCAGGGTTTTTTGAAAACGTAGCTACTGGGTTTGGTTCAGGTGCCGTGGGCATGGCAGAAGTAGCCTCTCTTGGTGCTGCTGGTTTTTATGAAGAGGAAGAGGAACTTAAATCCCGCGAGAAAATACAACGCGTAGCCGACTCTTTTCGTCCTGAAGGTGGAGATAAAGACTCTTTAACCTACGGAATATCTAGTGCTCTTGGCTCTGTTGCTGCTATGGCGGCGGTACCCGTCGCTGCTGCTTACGCTGGTGCTCCCGCTGCTGTAGGTACAGGGATAGCTGCTTTGACAGGTGTAGCCGCTTCACGAGGAACCGCTAGTGAACGGGCACGTGCCGCAGGCGCTACTGAAAAAGAAAGAAACACGGCAATAAACTCTATTCTTGTAAACGCTTCAGGCGCTTTAGAAGCTCTACCTATGGGGCGTGTATTTAAGTCAATAGACGTACCAGTCCTGAGTAAGTTTTTAGATAAACTAAGCCCAGAAGCCGCGCAAGGTATTAGCGGGCGCATTAAAAACGCAGCTATTTCTGGTGGCTTAGAAGGTGCGCAAGAAGCATCCGCTGAGATCGCGCAGAACTTAACCGAACAAGAATACAATGCCCTCGCCGAAACCTTTGGGGGTACAGCAGAATCCTTTGGTTATGGCGCGGCAGCAGGCGCTATCCTTGATTTGTTCCTAGGTAGAAGAAAGCGCGGTGGCCTAGAAGAAAGAGATATAGATGATGCTGAGTTGGGGGGCACTGAGGCAGCGTCTGATGCGGAACCCACGGAAGATATGGTAAGTCAGGCTGAGACTGAAGAGATTAACGAGTTAGAAGCCGCTGAAACCGCTAAGGCAGAGCCGGGATCACGATTAACTAAAGGTGTTGACCAGAACACTGATACGTCTGGTATGGAATCTCAAATACCCGCAAGGCGCACCGCAGCACAAACTGGAGACGAAAGTGGAACTACTACAGCAACTGACACAAAAAGAAGTAGAGGCGGCGCTGAAGGTAGTGGCGCAGTCGTGGGAGGGAGAAAGCCCGCTAAAGGTACCAGAGGTGTTGCATCAACTGACGTTACAGGATTGGAAAGCTCTATCGACAGCCCTGAAACTACTAGAACAAGAGAAGAAACTGAGCGAGATGCATTAACTAGGCAAGAGACTACCGCTATAGAACTGGCTAAATTAAAAAATATTTCTGTAGAAGAAGCCACACAGATAATTAAACCTAAACCTCCGAGCGCAAAGGCGACTGCCGTATTAGCGGCTAATAATATCCCTATAAAAGTTAAGGATAATGTAGATACACCACAAGTAGAAAGTATATCTAAAGACGCCTCTACACTTGTAAAGAAGTTAACAGGTAAAAAAATACCTACGGTAAAAGGTACGCCTAAGCCAAAGACAGACATGCAAAAGAAGTTGGAAGCGGTTGGGTTCACTCCCTCTAGTACTGCCGAAACTAAAGAAGTTTCAAAGCCTATTGATACCAGTTCTAAAGAAGCAGCTCCCGCTGCCCGCACAATAAATCCTAGCACTAACAAGTTTAGGTTTAAGGGTAGCAATAGATTTATAACTCCACATAAAGCATTAGATCAAGACATGCAGAGGCTAGATACACTAGCTAAAACAGAATTTGGGCAGAGGCGTACCGACGTTGATTTTACAGATGAAGCAATTGCAGGACGTACACAAGCTAAAGCAGTGGGGAAATACCTAAATCAGTTCGACACTCCCGCTGATGCACTTATCAACGCTGTTAGTGAAGTTAGTGACCCTGAAAATAAAGCATACAAGAAACCAAACGAGGCAAAAGAAAAGGAGCCTAGCGGTACGCTACCTATAGGTGAAGACCCATTAGCTGAAAATTTAGCGGGTACAGGCGGAGCCAATGCTCAAGCAGTGCTTACATGGGCTAAAGACAATCTTAGTGCAGAAACTAACGCCCAGCTAGATAGTAGATTAGAGTCTGCCAAAACACGTATGACTAAGTCAGAAAAGACTATTGATGAGCGCGGTACTAAAGCGGCAGAAGCTCAACTAGTAGAAGATAGAAAGGCGCGTCAAGAAAGATCAAGAAATAAGAAGGTAGAAGAAGCTAGTAAGGGTAAGGTACAGGTAACTCCAGACCGTAAGAAGCCTAAAAAGAAATCCGAACCTAGCCCTACTGCACGTGCAGATAAAGCCGCTAAGAAAGAAGATATAGTTAAAGAGGCGGTAGAGAAAGTACAGGGTAAGGCTAAGACCAAACCACCTCTTACTGAAGATATGTCTCCTGAACAAGTAAGGGCGAAGATAAAAGCTGATACTGAAATAGCTGTGGCAGCGGGACTTAAAATAAACGTACTAAACTTGGAGTTAGACCCCAAGGTAGCATTAGCGTTGAATAGTGACTTACCTAAAAATGTTAAGGCGTTACTAAAGAAAGGGGACTTAAAGGGCGCATTACAATCCTTATCTAAGTCTTCCACAAATAAACGTGTTAAGCAGGCGGCTAGGGCGTTGGCCGAGAATATTGGTAATACCAACATAGAGATGCAAAGTGATTTAAAAAGTACTACTGGTAGGGTAGTGATTAGTAGTTTTGATCCTGACACTAACACTATACTCTTTGACACCAACACACCTTTAACAGTGCACGCGCTACTGCATGAGGGTACGCACGCTGTAACAGCCGACTACCTTAATAACAAGTCTTCTGACGTACGTAACCAACTTAATTCTTTGTATGAATCTGTTAAGCCGTATATGGGTACAGCGTACGGTACTGAGAGCTTGAATGAGTTTGTAGCAGAAGCATTTAGTAACCCTAAATTTCAAAAGATGTTAGCTAGAATGAATGTCAAGGGCGAACCCATTAGTGCTTTACAGCGATTTTATCGTACGGTTACTAATTTAATGCGCCGTCTTATCGGTATGGACACTAAGCCACTTGGTTCGGCACTGGATGAGGCGGATGCCGCTATCATATCTATGTTATCTCCTACTATAGAGTCGCAGGGGACAGGTGCTACGCACATGAACTCTGATAAAGAAGGCGTGAAGAAAGTACTTGCGGATATAGACAAGACACAACGCGACATATCCTCTAAGTTCTCTAAGAATGCGTGGGCAAAAGCTACGTATGACTTCTTTAACGATAGGAGCATAGGCGAGGTAGTTACATTAGTAAAACTAAAGCTCTCTAACTCGCAGATTCTAGGAGACACAGCTAGAGGACAAGGGTTTGGACAGGTAGGACTTGATCTACACACGGCAATAGAAAGTCAGATTGGTGACATACAAATGGCTGACGCTAAAGTAGAAGAGGTAATAAATGACGCTACGGCTTGGACAAAGAAAGCGGGGAGTAAAGCATACTCAACGTTAAATAGAGTTATATACAACCCTGAGTATGGCGCTACTATATATCAAGTAGACCCTACGCTAACGCTAAGTCAGGCTAAAGATAAGTACGAAAACGTGCCATCCATAGACCCTAGCAGAACAAAATTTGAGGTGTGGAAGCAGAACCAAAAAGAGTGGAACAAGCTAAAAGATAACGGTGGGCAGGACGTGTTTAATCAGCAACGTGCCCAGTATAAGAAAATGTATGCGGAACTACTAAAAACTATTAATGGGCAGATAGATGACCTAGTGGGTAAAGATAGTGACGCTAGTGTAAAGTTAAAGAAAGAAGTGTTTACACGTATGCTCGCGGCAGGCGATCTAGAAGTATATTTCCCTCTTGTACGTCAGGGCGACTTTAAGATTTCGTTTGATGCAAAGATTAGAGATGCGTCAGGTAACGTAACAAGTACGGAACCCGTGTTTTTGATGTACGAGCATAAGTCTGACCGCGACCAAGCTATATTAGATTTAGAGAACGATCCTGACGTGGTTGGTAATATATCTTCTTTTGAAGGTGAGCCAAACCGAAAGCGGTTTGATAATGCGCCGTCAGGTTCGTTTGTTGCAAATGTACTGGACGTGCTAAAAGTTAATGGCGTAAAGCCTGATGTAAGCGATCAAGTTATGCGTCTATTTATTGATTCGTTACCTGAGACCTCGTTTGCGCAATCTTTACAAAGACGTACTAACACGTTGGGGTATATATCCGACGCTACCTTAGCTATGCAGTTAAAAGGTTATAGCTTGAGTGCGCAAATAGAGAGAATGAAGAACAGCGCAAGAATACGTATTATAGAAAAGCAAATAGAATCTACGAAGATGCCCGAAGGTGGAAACAGCGAATCGTTTAAGTTAATTAAAGATGAATTATTAGAAAGAGGTAGGTTTGCAAGGAAAGGCGCGAAAAACAAAGAAAAAGAAACTTATTACAAATTGTTTAACCAAGTAGCCTTTATATACACCATCGGCTTTAACACTTCATCAGCACTGGTAAACTTATCGCAAATACCGCTGATGATCGGGCCGTTCTTGTCGGGCAAGTTTGGAACTGACCAAACTTTTAGTGCGATCCTTGAAGCGTCTAGGCTTGTAGGAGGGTCTGGTCTTTCTATAATAAACTACTATACGGCTACTGGTGAAGGCAGAGATACTACTTATGCAGTAAGCGAGTCGCATAAAAAGAAAATACGCGCTAATATCTCAGACAAGACTGAAGCCGACAAAGAAATAAAGAAACTAGAAGACTTAGCCCCACTGGTTAAACTCGCAAAACAACAGGGCATGTTACAAACCACAGCCCTCTCAGAAATAATAAACGTAAGCGATGCGGGGCGTATTAAGAATAGCAACCCTGCTTTACAGTTTCTAGATAATGTTTCTAGAATCTCTGCGATAGGGTTTACTGCCGCAGAAAGATTTAACCGTCAGGCTACTATGATTATGTCTTACACCTTAGTGCTTAATAAGATGAAGGATAGGAAAGTAGCAGGTAAACAGTACTACAGTGACGTACAAGGTAAATTTATTGATTTACCTAACGGCTCTAAGGCTATTAAAGAGTTGGCGGCATCTGAGTCTATGTACCTTACCCAAGAGCTAAACGGTGGCGCAGTTCTAGAGACTGCTCCGGGCTGGGCACAGCAAGGTTTCACGCGTGTGGCCTTAATGTATAAGAACTACGGTATGACTATGTACTACGCTATGTTTAAGGCAATGAAAATGGCGTGGAAAAATAAAAGTGCGATTTATAAGGGAGACGCGCAGAGTAAAGAACTACTCAACACGGCATTACAACAAGCGTTCGGGGTACACTTGTCCGCTTTGTTCTTCGCTGGAGTACAGGGAATACCTCTTTATGGCGCAGTTTCTATGTTTTTCGACATGTTTGTCTTGGACGATGAAGAAGACGATGCGGATACTATAGTGCGTAAGTACGTAGGAGAAGGTTGGTACAAAGGTGCAGTTACCAAATTCACGGGTGCAGACGTTGCTAGTCGAGTAGCTCTAACAGGTCTATTGTTACAGGATAACAGGTTTAACAAAGACCCCTCTCTAGAAGAGAGCATAGGTAAGATTGTCGGTGGCCCTTTCTTGAGTGTGCTTAACAGGGCTTACCGTGGAACAAAAGAAATGATAGAGGCAGAGACTTCACGGGAGTACTTGAGAGCGGCAGAGAGCTTACTACCAGCGGGCATATCTAACTTTACAAAGGCTATTGGTCGTTATTCAGAAGAGGGTATAGCCACTAGACGCGGAAACTTTATCTATGAGGATATTACTGGAGGAGAAATTTTTGCTCAGGCGTTGGGATTCCCTCCAGAAGAATACACGTTTAGACAAGAACAGAACGCTAGGAACAAAGGTATAGAGGTAGCTGTAGGCAAAAGAAGGTCTAAGCTAACTACAAAGTACTATGTGGCAATTCGTAGGGGTGACTACGGTAGGGCGTCAGAATTACTAGACGACATACGCGAGTTCAATAAAAAACATCCCGCTGTAACTATAAACAACGAGACTATATCTAAATCACTTAAAGCGCATATGGCTACAACGGCTAGGATGAACAACGGCGTGACAGTTAACCCTGCTTTACAGGCGGCTATCGAGCAAAGTAATAGAGAGTATAGACGATAAAAAACCCCCTGTCGCCTCGGAAACGAGCAGGGGGTTGAGAGGGGTACAACCAAAGCAGGTCAGGGGAGTCCCACTTCGTCCCATATGGTATCACAATGTACGCCAGATACGTATACCTAATTTACCATTTTCTATGGCTATCTTTGATGTCACTTGCCATTTCTTACGTCTAAACAACTTTACAACTTGTTCTTTAGCCTTCTGGGTGTTTATGCAGGGTATGAAGAGTGACGCTCCTACATGCATACTTTCCCATCTAATTACGATTCGTACCCCATCGGGGGCTAAATCATCTAACATTAACATGTTACTAAGTGTCTACATCTAGATTTGAACAGTCTACAAACAAGACATGCGATAGACCTAACTTTACGGACGTACCCTTACTGAGCCTTATTTTAGTAGTCTTCGCTCCGAACTTAGTTTTTAGGTCATGTATGAACGACCCATAATTTATCTGTTGATGTCCACACCACCTTTTTAACGGTTTAGGTATTAGGTACGCATGTTTTACGTCAGTCTCATACCTACCAATTAATCGTACTTTAGGATCTAGTTCGGGTATTACTAGGTCGTCCATACCATTACCCTGATTTTTACGTAAGTCGTCAGTACTCTTAATTTTAAGTATGCTACCCCAATGCTCGTGAATGTAATCGTTTAAAGTATCTTTAGTAGAAGAACCCATATCAGATACAGAATTTATGTTTTCACGTAGCAACTTAATGACGTACTTAAACAGCTTGTTAGTGTCGTAGTTAACCAACCCTACCTTCTTAGCCACGAGTACACCTGTTAGGTTGTTTGCCGCACCTGCTGACCAGAATCGGTTTTCTGCTGTCAGTCCTGCTACTTCGTCTATCTTGGCTTGTACAGAATCCCGTAGTTTTTTCACGGCTTCTAAGTTACGCATAACGTACTGTATGTAAACTGTTCCGGCGTGGCCGTAGATAGACACGGCGTTACTTGCATGAGCGTCAGTAATACTTTTAGTTCCCGCTTCCTTGAACAGCTTAACTGCCTTAGTCTCTAACATTCGTTGAGCCTCTGCCTTTGGCCCATCCTTGTACAGGCTTATCTTCTCAATAATGCTAGTGTTACCTGTAGTAACAGCCTGTAGACTCCAAGGTTTGCCCCGTGCCCTTTCCGTGTTTGCCCCTCCACCAGTCATGCGGTTCCTCTGTTTACCCCCAGTAAGCTGATACACCATATCTGATAGGTCTTCGCCTTTAGCGTTGGTCATCTCATCAATATACAATGGTAAGTTATGATATACCTCTCCACGTAACATTCTGGAGTGTTGTGTATCATTTGTATCTAATACTAAATCTCGAGGGCTACCCCATACAGATGCGCCTACGAACATGGCGGTAGTCTTACCAAGGCCACTATCCTTACTATGTACATGAAACCCCGAACAAGCTACTGGACTAAACGCCATAAGAGGTGATCCAAATGCGGACGCAACTATATACTGGTGTAGTTCAAAGCCATCCCGATCATAAAAGTTAGCCATGTCAATCCATTCTTGCAGAGTACCTTTAGGTTCAAACGCAGGGAATAACCCCACCGTGGGGGTAGAGGGAGGGTTGGCCTTTATACTATCTCCGAATATCTCTTGGTTGCCAACTACAAAAGATGTATAAGACTCATCTGTCCACCCGAACTGCCTACGTGCTTCGTCTGCAACGCTAGTAGCTTGTAATTCGTTTACCCATGTAGTCATATAAGTCATAAGTTCATCCATTCTTGAGACGGCTACACCGTTCATAGACATCTGCTTTCGTAGTTCTTCTTTTGAAGTGACAGAGGTAAGTGGGATAGTGAACTCCCTTACTCCATCTCTAGGTAGGTGTAGTCTTACGACTACGGCTTCGCCCATCTCTATATCCTGTATACGCTTAACTACGTACAGGTCATTGTGGTATACCACTTTTTCATCGGGGTCGCCTTCGGCATTAGTAGTACGTAAGTACACTCCACCATTAGTACCCCTAAAGAAGGGCTTAGGGTACGTCGGAATCACATACGTAGTAGTAGGAGCATTAGGTAAATCTAACGCAGGTACTTCCACTACGTTGTCCGCTTCTGTTGCTTCTACCACGCTACTACCTAACACTATAGGAGATTTAACTTTACCCCAGTTAGGACAGTGCGGACATACGTCAGGGTTGAACTCGTCAAAAGACGTACACTTGTATGGCCCTTTAATAAGTTCCATCTTGTCCCGTGTGTCTTCGGGAGTGTACCCCTCGTGTTTCTTAGATATGTTGTGCGCCGCAGATTCAGAGTCTACACAGAACTTAGCAATAGACAGTCCCGCCCTCCACATAGGCTCACTGCAATTCTCTTGGTCTTTCCATATAGTCTTTAACTGATCGCAACCAGTCCCATTCATGGTCTTAACTATGATGTCCTTAAACTTGTTTTGCTTGTTGCCCATCAACGCGTCCATAACCGCATTACTGCCAGTGGGAGTCATCTTCTTAGGAACTGGTATCAGCCCTCCTCCCAGTAACAATGAGAACTTGTCAAAGTCTACATCATCAGGATGGTCATCCGCTAAAAACTCTACCTTAGATGGGGGGTCGGATTTATAGTTGTGTGTAGTGGGTACTCGCAGTACCCTAGCGGCATCGGCAGTGACAGCAGGGTCAGCTAATAAGCCGTGTTCAGCGCATAACTTCTTTAGACGTTCTGCTACAGGTAACCAATCATGTAACTCTATCGACTCCGAAAGGAACCAGTATGCGTGTATACCACGTCCAGAGTTAACTAATTTAGGTTTTGGTAGTGATAAGGTATTGCAGAATCCTTGTAATGCTACAAGGGCTTCATCTTGATTTGGGTAGTCTTTAGTAACACCACAATCTAGGTCTAGGAAGAAAGACTTTAGTTGATGTACGTTATCTACTTTACGTGAATTTGTTTCTTTAAATGTACTAAGCGCAAAATAAGCATCGTATCCTTTACTGTCTAGGTCACGTGCGGCGTCAGCCATATCCCCTATGGAGGTGTAGAACTTCTGAACTCTTCTATCATCTTTAGTACGAAAAGAGAATAAGCAGTAATATCCGTCGTCCCCTAACACCCTTCTTAAAAAATTTTCTGTTTGCATAAAATGTACCTAATTCCGAGAGGTACCATAGCAGGGGCGCTTGCACGCCCTTTTCGGTAGTCATCCTAGCTATGGGTGTAGTTGTTACAATGGGAGAGTATTAGTCGTCCCAGTCGGCTACTATATCAGCCAGTGCATCATCAGATGCTTTTGGTGCAGGTGCCTTCTTCTTAACTACCTTTTTCGGCTCTGCTACCTTAGCCGGTTCGTCGTCCCCAAACAACTCGTCGGTCACCACTTCTGCCGGTGCCGCAGGTTCTGCTACTTCAAAAGGGTTGTCCTCTGAGGAGAACTGAAACCCACCCTCTACAGTACCAAACGGAGACGCGGCTTCCATAGGTACGTACTTAATTACCTGTACGGCGCGTAGTCTAAGGGATACACCGGCTTCACGCATGTTGTACGGAGTAAAAGTAACTGCTACGTTAACAGTACTTCCGGTGGTAAGCATGAAGTCGTCTGGTAGTTTAACGCTTTTAGCATCGTACTGTACAGGTTTAAAAGTAGCGTCTTTACCGTATGCCCCTTTTAAAGATGCTTTATGCGTATAAGTACCATCTTCTTCTTTCTTGAAAGGCATCTCGAACTTATCGGGCCACCCCTTCTCTTTCTTTTCTTGATACGCTGTTACCATAGCCACAAACAAAGCCTTAGCTTGTTCTTTAGTCATACGGAAACGAGTTTCATACTTAGCGCCTTCGTCAAACGCATCGCACGGTACTGTACGGTTTTCTGCGTTGTCGAATTTGTAAGTCTTGTTTATGCGAGGCCATAGGGCTTCGACGTCTGATATTACATATTGATTATTTGTAGCCATTTTATATATCCTAATTAATTAGTTTGCATTTAACTCGAAACCTTCGACCACACCAAACGGAGACACAGGTTCACTTGTTATAGGTATAGACATAGTGATAGCCTGAACAGTATCTTCATGGTCAATCATTGCTGAAACCCTCTCAAGTGTGTCTTCGTCTAAACGGTCTACTGGCTTAAAGCAAAGTTTTGGTACTGCACTATCCTCATCAAAGTAAATCTTGGTGGTGATAGTAACTACAGGTGTATCATGTTTAGCTAGTAACCGAGCATAGTTTTGCATACCCATGTCACCGCTGTTAGTACTGCCAAATATAGACGTGGCAGGTATCTGTAACTGATACACTTCTTCGGGACTATCCCGAAATACAACTGCTAACCGTTGTGCAAACCGGCAAGCCCTACCCCCATACTGACCTGAACCTCTTATATTTTGAGGGCAGTCCATACAACGCATTGATTGCCGCTGATCTTGGGGTACATCTACTGAAGGTACTTGTGTGTCAGGTGACCAACACGTGGGTACCGCAACCCTGTTAGGGTCGTACGCATCGCCATAGTAAGCGCGAGAAACTGGAGCGGCATTTACTATAACCACATCCATATAACCTAAATCCCTAGTAACTTCCTCACCATCAGATATAACGTGAAACTTGCCACCACGTATACTGATTCGGCGTAGTCCATTACTACTCATCAGGCGTCATCATCCAAGTCTAACTCTAGCTGTTCGTGCACAGAGTGTTCTGACAGATAATTTTCTTCGGGGGTTTGTACACCACCCAAAAGTGCCGCTTCTACTTCAGGTAACTTAAAGCGATAGGTTGGCCCTACCTTTATATAAGTATCCGTAGGTATCTTGCCGTTGCGTAGCCATGCACGTATAGTCGATACAGATACCGAAAAGTGCTTTGCTACATTTTCAATTGGTACAAATGCCGCTGACATTATTTCCTCCTTACTGAGACTACATATTCTGAGTCTACGTTAAGACCTTTAGGTACAAGGTCGGGGTTCTCTTCTAAGAACTGCTTCATGTTCGTCTGGTTGAGTCGTTTATCAAGTAACTCAGGCGCCTCATGCTCCAAAACAAATTCATGCATGTTGCTCCAATCACTAGTCCAATACCTAGTCTTGGCAGACCTATAAAACAATCCTGCTGAAGTCTTTACACTATCAACGCCCTGATCTTTACAGTACTCCAATAAGGCTTTCTTAACCTTATCCATCTGTTCAGTCAGTTTGCCGTCCTCTTCTTTAAATGCCGCCGAGAGTTCTGAACGCTTATCTTTAATCTTTAAATAAACTTTAGTTAACTGTTCAGCGGTAGTACTACTATCACTCATTGCACGCTCCTTTACTAACGGGATGTTCACTTTAGTACCTTATTATAAGCTAGTCAAGTATTTCTTTGTAAAGGTCAATCATTTTTGTGTGAATGTCTATTCTATTATCTAACAGTGCGTAAACACGTTTCTCTGCGTGCGAACCTTGGAGCTGTACGACGGTACACTTATGGTCTTGTCCTGACCTGTGTACACGAGCGTTAGCCTGAGCGTATGTCTCTAAAGAACTTGTCGGTGCCCACCATACCACCGTGTTTGCCGCAGTTAGTGTTACACCGTGCGCCGCTGATTGAGGTTGTATGACCAATACTCTAGGATCATCAGCTTCTTGGAACCGTTTGAATATCTCCGTACGCTTACCGGCGCTTACATCTCCACGAATAATTTCTGTGGTTATATTATCTTCACGTAGCTTCGTAGTTAATAAGTCAATAGTATGTTTAAAGGGTACAAACACTAATACTTTCTTACTAGACTCATCTATTACTTCGCGGAGTACTTTGTATCGGGGAGATATGTCAAACTCCAACGCATCTCCTTCGTCTGTGTACACTGCACCTGAAGATATTTGCAGTAACTTATTCATGTTTACGGCGGCATTGGCGGCAGATATTTGTTCTCCCGCTGCGGACATAATCATCTTATTCTTTAACTCTTTATAGTACTTGGCCTGTTGTCTGGTAAGTGGTACTTCTCTCTTGGTGTACACCATAGGTGGTAGGTCAAGACATTCATCCTTTGTAAACCGTATAGCAGGTTGTAGTACTCTATGTACTGTATTAGTAGCGTCTTCTTTTGGAACCCATTTAAAATTTGTTACTTTAGTCATTACTTGATCTCGGAACGAACCAAAGAATCTAGGTACACCATTGGGATTAACAAGTTTAGCTATACCGTATGCATCAGTTGGGCTTTGAGCCGCAGGGGTACCTGTCATCATCCACAACCATGTGCTTGGCCCTACTAATTTATTAAGGGTCTTCCATCGTTTTGTCTGTGGGTTCTTGTAGTGCGTAGCCTCGTCAACAATTATTAAGTCAAACCCTCCATTGGCTACGGCATCTGATACGATCTCCACTCCGTCATAATTTATTATCACGTACTCAGCATCGCTCTCTATTATCTTGGCACGTTTGGCTTTCGCCCCATACGCCACGTCTACCTTGCGGTGCATAGCGAAACTGAACAGATCATTTC